ATACACGCCATTTGAACCATCCCAAATAGTAGTCGTACCATTAATATCCGCACCCGTGTGGCCAAACTTATTAATGTTAGAATAGCCGTCTACTAAACCGGCAGCGATAGGAATGTTTGAAGCAGATCCAAACGTATTGATGATATTGCCATCTTTGTCTGCGAGGACGAATGCCTCAAACAGAGTTTTATTTCCTGGTAAAAAAGCTTGAGTTAATTTATTCCATATCGCCATGTTTTAATCCTATGGTATTAAATTGTCATAATAGTTTTTGCTTAATTCACTCCAAGGGCCATTTGCATTAGAATCAGTGTAGACCTTTCCAACCGGTAAAACTTTTCTGCACTTTACGTATGTTTCTTGCGTATTGCCACCAGGAGGAGTAAAAGATCTAATACCGTTTGTTACAGTACCGTTAGCTCTATAATAATCATCAGTTGGTCCTGCGTCAGGATCGTCTTGAACTTTTGCATCAGCATTGGCCAATGTTCCAAGAGTAGGATCATCACCGTATTCCCAAACGCCATTACTTCCTGGTACTACTACCCATGCCATTATTTTGTCCACCCTTTGATATACTTGTCTGAGAAATTAGCTTTACTAAATTCTAATCTGTCAACAAGTTTTAATGCGTTTTTGCCATACCTATCAATAGCGACAAACCCTTCTTGGCCTGTTACTTCATATCCTTTACTCGTTTTGAGTAAGGTTCTTAATCCACCTACCTTGTTAAGCTTTTTAACAATAAGGTGCTTTGCGTCTACGATGTGATTATACATTGTAAACATATTCTCAAGATCTTTTGATTTGTTTGTTTTAAAGAACTTCATAGCAACATCTTTTTTACCTTGCCATGTCGCTTTACCCTTAGGTGATTTCTTTTCAGCGATTTCTTTATCAAAATAAGTATTCATATATTTCTCAAATCCTTTAATGAAAGCTCTAGGTTTACCAACCCGCTGTCCTTCACGAACCTTTGAATTAATATATACGTTTAATCTTTTATTGATATCTTCATTATTAGCAACATCGTCTAATGTCTTTTTCGGTACCATACGGAATAACTTACCTGCGTTTGATAGCGCAAGTGTTACTGCATCGGTTTCAGCTTTTGTCATATTAGCTGTACCTGATTGATCTCGGAATACCGCATCAACACTCCAACAGGATTTTACCTTTTTGAGTCCAGATGCAATCTCCTCTCCAAAACTTGCTGACATTGTTTCAAATGAGTCTCCTCGATAGACTGTATGCCAGACCACACCGACCTTGGATCCGAGTATTTCTTTAGCAAGGGCTGACGACTTTGGTACCGCGTAAACAATCGTATTAGGATGGAAAGTAATATGCGGTTCTCCATCAATCGTATCTTCTTTAATATCACTTCTTTCATATAAAAAATCACCTTGTACTACACCTTTGATACCGAGTTTTGAAAACTCATCAAGAGCAAGTTTTAATTTTACTGCAAGTTCACCACTTGTATCTGCATCAATTTCAGCATGCGTTTTATATACTTTTGGGTTCTTATTGAATATACCTTTTTTGGCAACAAAGAATTTACCATCACTCGGGTCAGTACCTGCAAATACAGCAGGTGCGCCATCCCACTTAACACTAATGTTAACCGATGATTTTGATGTGCCGCCAAGCATATCCCGTATATCTCGTAGATGATTAATGACGTTACGTGTTCCCATAACACCGCCGTCAATAACCGCATCTTCCGCATGGGTCATATGCAGGTTTTTAGCCTCGTTTAATAATGTACTAAACTTTTTCATTACTTAACTTCGTGAGATATTTTACGCCCAGCTTTCATACCGATACCGACACGAGTATGCTTTAGTCCCAAATCGTTTCTTTTTGAGCTACCACTTTTTGCTGTTCTTGCAAAGATATGATAGTCGTGTTTAATTGGCTCGTCGTGGTGCATAATATGGTGAGCGTCAATATGATGCCCATCTTTATGCTTTTTCAAATTCATATGCCCTTGAATCAAACTATGGCACGCATCATGGCCGTGCTTACCGCCGTGATCTTTACCAAACAATGCCTTTTTAACTAGGTCATGGTGTTGTTTGTTTTTATTGTCGAGATGCATAGAGATAGTACCTTTTCCTTCGGCAGTACCACCATGATCTTTTTCAACAGCTTTTTGGAATTTTTTAACCGCGGGATGATCTTTAAACTTTGAAACACCACCTAATTGATTATACGATTTAGCAGCATCACCTGAACCTTTATAATCCTTATGAGAAACGTAAACGTGATTGCCTTTTTTATCGTGTAGTTTAAAATCGGCTTTCGGTGTACCATTAACCTTTTCGGCATGGGTAATTTGATGCTTTTTGCCATTATGATGTAATACCACATGGTCCTTGCCTGTTTCTTTTTTAACACGATTTACTTCGTCATTAAAGTGCGCAAGGTGCATCTTTTCCTTTGCTTCAGGATCTTTTTTCTCATTTATAAATGTCTTAAACCGTAACATAGTAAGCTCCGCAGTGTTGATTTAAAACTATTTATAATTCTGCTGAATTGTTATATTTCTGAAAAAAGGAAGGCACAGGTGATTGATAGAAACCTGACCCAAGGTTTAGGCGACGAGCCATCTTGTTAGCCTCACGTTTACTAACATTTATTTCAATCCATTCGTCACTTTCCGTATTGTATAACTGCCAACGTTTATCTTTTTGAGTCACAACATAAGCCATTACATTAAATCTCCTGAGTCAAATAATTTCTTTTTACTTTTACCAAAATTGCCTTTATCAAATACAGGTGCATCATCAAAAGATCTTGGTTGTTGTGGTGTTGTATTAGCGGTGTCTTGGCTAACACTTGACTGAGCATAATCCTCAAGGTCATATAGTTTCATTTTAGCACGGTCAATACCAACAACAAATCGGCGGAAATAATTCAAATCACCCCAACGGTTTTTCAATTGTTTAAACATTAATTGACCAAGGTTGTCGAGTTCTTCAGATGAGATCAAGCCAATAATACAATCAGCAGTATGAGTAATACCCATGGATTCAGAAGTATTCGTAAGATCCACATCAGAATTACCATACCCATCACGGTTAAACTGAGAACTAGTAACAACGGCACAATTGTATTCCATAGCAAGACCACGCACCTCCTCGGCAATTGATTTAACTAACGTATACGAGTTAGCTGCAGCTGCACCTTTGACACGTGCCGACGCACAGATGTTTAGATAATCAATAAAGATAATATCAGGAGTGAAGTTGCGTTTCATTTTTAATTCGTTTAGCAAGTGTCGGAAATGACCAACGTGAGCCGAACCTGTTGGATATTCTTTAACAACAAGTTTGCCTGTTGTTTTACCTTTGAAGCGATTAATACGTTTGGCAAATACATCACGTGGGGTTTCAGAAACTTCATCAATTGTTACATCCATCATATTGGCATCAATACGTTCAGAGATACGTTCTTCTGCCATTTCCATTGTAATGTATAAGACATTGTTACCGTGCATCAGTGCCGATGCAGCATGGTGACATTTAACTAATGATTTACCGCCACCTGTTGTTGCCAACAATACAGTCATAGATTTGCGTGGCAAACCACCTTTAGTAATCTTGTTGAGAAGATCAATATCAAACGGAATGCGTTCTTCTTTCTTGTGATAGAAGTCATATCGAGAGTCATAATCTTCAAGGTAATCATGGCCGATTGATGTATCAAAATTAACAGCAAGTGAGTCACTCAAAAGTTGAGGTAAGGCACCTTTATCAAATTCTTTATCAGTACCATCAACAACCAAAATTGCTTTACGGATTGCATTATATAAATCACGGTCTTGACAGAATTTTTCTGTTTCACCTACCAACCAATCAAAGTTAGTATTCTCATCAATTGCCATTGTATCAATTTCAGTCATAACACCTTTATAGGTATCTTCATTCAAATCTTTACGTTTATCAACGGACAGCTTGAGTGCTTCGACGGAAGGTGGTTCTTTGTAATCTTCGACATATGACGAATATGTATCAAAGATCTTTTTGATATTAGCATCCTCAAAGTAATCCGATTTAATATACGGAAATACCTTTTGAAAATACTCACGGTTAAATATAAGGTTTGTTAATACTGTTTTTTCAATCATTGGATATCCATAAGTTGAGATGATTTGTGGCGAGCAATAAGTTACCCGCCACAATATTAATTGTATTACAGATGTAAGAACTTGTCAACTGTTATTCTTCGGTATCCACAACAAGATCTTCAATTACTTCAGGTTCATCCGTTTCTTCACGCATAATACTACCTGAGGCTCCAATTGTAAAGGCTTCTTTAATATATGTTGTGAGATCAGTTTTCTCAAACATCATTAGCCAAAACTCTTTGTTATCGTTAACCTCTTTGGCACGCATCAGCTTTTCAGAAATAACCTCACCGGTTTCTGGGTTAACTGCTTCATACCAACCAACTTTTGGTTTACGGAGGTAACCACCTTTTTCAGCTACGTCCATCAAACCAGACCATTTAACGATGCCGCCATCCCAACTTACACTGATTGGAATTTTAGATTTTTCTTTAACATGGCGTGATTTTTCAATATTAATAACAAAGTGATAACCTTGAATTTCAGTACCAACCTTATCCTGTTGGCGACCAATAATCCAAATTGCATCAGCAGAGTAGTAAATACCAGTCCCACCTGAAACAATAGCTTTAGGAAACAAACCAATTTCCTGATAAGTATGGTTTACCGCAATCAGTGGGATATCTTTCAAATTAAGATGTGGTGTAACAATACGGAACAATGATTTCAGTGCCTTTGCTCGAGACATATCAGCAACTGATTTTTCATTCATCGCATCTTCGACTTCTTTCTTAGATGCAAGGTTACCAACTGAGTCAATGATAATACAAACATTATCTTTTTTCTCAATACCGTCCAACTGTTTCGTAACATCAAATTTGAGTTCTTCAACATTGGTGATTGGTGTATGGACAACTCGATCCATATCAATACCAAATGATTCAAAATATGATTGGGGTGTACCAAATTCTGAATCATAAAACAACAAGATAGCATCTTTATGTTTATTCAAATATGCTGCTGCAGTTAACAGAGCAAATGCGGATTTAAAGTGTTTTGATGGACCTGCCAAAACAAGGAGACCTGGTGATAGTCCACCATCAACACGACCTGACAGCGCAACATTTACCATAGGTACAGGTGTTGGTGCCATGTCTTTCTTACCAAAAACTTTTGACTCAGATAACTGTGCCGTCAATTTAATGGTAGAATTCTTTACAAGTTTGTCTAAAAGACTCATATTATTTTCCCTCTACAATCGTCATTAGTTTTTCTTTATATGATTGTATTTTCCCGACTCTATCGGGCCAATAGATTGTTGACTTATCTGGGTTCTTACATAGATTATCCAGAAAAGGTGTTACAGATTTGAATAGAAGTTCTAGACGATATTCATAGTCGTCAGCAGCTACTTTAGCATCATTGAGTTGATCCTCGAGTGATTGCTTTTCACTACTGACTTCTTGAATTTTTTCCTCGGCAGCAGCTTCTTTTTCCTGAAGCTCTTCATCAATGAAGCTGAAGCCGAAGTCAAAATCTAAAACCTCTTCGTAGGTTTTACTAACCATTTGCTAGTTCCTTAAAGATTGAAAGATCTTCATCATCATCGTCCATTGACATGGTTGTGGATGATGTTTCAGGCATTGCGGCAGGCATTGTCGGTTGAGGTGCCGACGTTGCTGCATTACCCAGGCTACTCAAATCAAGATCATCATCGGCGTCACCAACAGCAGTTGTTGGATCGGATGGTTCTTCATTCAAAGCAAGTACACGGTGTAGCTTTGCTTTCAATTCATTATAATCTTTGAAGTTCTTTGGATCAACCAATTCTTGCAACTTGTGCTGTTGGTTCCAAATACCTTCAATCACTGAATCATCGGCATCAATAGGTGACGGTGAATCAAATTCTGATTTGTCATAGTTTGGATATCCTTCAAACTTACGGATTTTCAAACGGAAATTTGCACCTTCCCAAAAATCAAATGGGTTTACTGGTGTTTCATCCTCGAACTGAGGGTTCATCATATCATTCAGTTTGTCGAAGATCTTTTTACCGAATTGGTACATAAAGACCTTGCCGTCATTATCAGGGTTTGCGCTGTCTTTTACAATAAGGACATTGGCAACATACTTCAGACGACGCTTCTGTTTGCGTGCCTGTTCTTTATCGGACTCAATACCTGAGTTCCACAATTTTGAATTAAATTCTGAAACCGGGTCATCCGCACCGATTGTTGTTAATGAGTTTTCAATGTACCACAGACCTGTTGGGCCTTGAAAACCGTGATCCCAAATACGAACGAATGGCATTTCTTCACCTTGAGGGGCAGGCAAGAAACGAATGATAGCAAAACCATTACCCGCTTTGTCACGAGTTGGTTTCCACATTTTACCTTCATTGGGATCAGAGTAGCTCTTTTGAGAAATCTTATCGAGCTGTTGGTTCAATTTATTTAAAGAACTTGAACGATTCTTTTTGAGTGCATCAAATGACATAGTCATATACGTATCTCCTTAATATTGCTTTGTATAGCGTTTTATGTTGCGAAATGTAGTTAACATCAGTTAACCAACTATTTATATCAGAAAAACCGATCACGGATGATATCCTTGAACTTTTTTTCATTTATTTCCAAGAACGGTCTGTATTTCTTGGATAATCTAATTATATCACGAGCAACGATTTTGTCAACCAAATTATCATCCCAATAAGGAAAAATGTTTGATAAATTGGTAATTATTGTAAACGTCTCAAGTGATATTTGCTTTTGTAAATACAGACGTAAGATATGCGGATGCTGTCCGTCTGGTGTTACAAAATTTGCTTGGTAGTTATCGTCAAGTTTACTCAAATCAGATTTAAAAGTATAACTTAACGCATCCATCTTTTTGCGCCAATCAACGTATCGCTCATCACCAATGTCTTCAACAATATCACGTATCCATGAATTAGGATTAACAACCATATTAGCCAACAATTGATTTATTGGCTCATCCTTAGTTGATAATTTGTGAAAGAAGAAAACATCGTTACGTGTACGATATGTTTCAAATTTGGCTCTTACTTTACCACGATATTTTTGATAGTCATAACCGTCCGTGGTAAAGTGTTTTTTCATTGCAAGATATTTTATATAGAGCTGAAAAGTTTCCTCATTTGCAAAGCTCTGTGATGTCTTTATCATCTTTTTCAACCAATCTCAATTGCACAGCTTCTGATCTAAGTTTCTCTTTAAGTATTGATGATTTCTTTACAATATCAGCAACTGACTCAATTTCTAGATCATTCTTGCGCGCATATTCAACTAACGCATCAATATAATTTACACCATTGGCCAGCATATCCGCAATTTCATGGTGGATTTTTTCAGGTGACCTTGGCGGCGTAATCATTTGTCTAAAGTCCCAACGCGTGTCTAATTTCATTTTTCTTATGGTCCCTTCCCATTCTATAGGCTGTCCAAAAAAGCATTACATCTTTCTTGTCCTCATAAACTATGTTTCCATTAATTTTCACAAAAGGTCTATCTTTTATTTGAATTTCAACACCATAAGTATTACCACGGATTTCAGGTATGTTACTATCCATTTAATGTCTTAATCCCGCTGATCCAATTATCAGCTGCATCCTCGACATAGTGGATAGATTTCCCTTCAAAAGTTTCACGTTTAATTTCTTGTGCTTCCGAGAAATAACGAATAGAATATGTTCCTTCGATATCTTTATGAATTTCAGCACGATACATCAATTTATTGCGTTCGCCTAGTACGTGTTTAACATACATCTGTTTTCTCCTTTTTAATATGAGTTATGTTTGAGCTGGCCTTTTTAGACCCGCAAGACTTACAATAATGTAAAGTAATTAAATACCTATGGTTATCAAACTCAACTATTGTTTGATTCCTTACAATATCAATATTATCACAGCATCCATTTATTGTCAACCGTTTTCTTCCTCTTTTGTTTTATATTGCCATTCATCAGTGTGGCCAACCGACCATTTAGGCTGATCTTCAACTGCGTAGTTTTGAGTACACACTTTAAAATCAGGTCGTTTCAAATCAGCAGGTGTTAATGAGCTGTCTCGCCATATAACTCTGTTATTTGGTTGTGCGGCAAATTGTCCATTGTCAAGTCGGATAACATTGAATGATTTGTGCTCGGGATCTTGCTCACTGAAATTGGTGTCAAGGATAGACTTGTCGCGGTGGGCATTGTCAATAGTGAATTCGTATTCTCCACCGTGCATCTTTTTATCTTTTCCAAAGAACTCACACCTACACAAGATTGGCTTTTCAATAACAGTAATATCATAGTCAAAACAATCCCATAACTGAAGAACGTCAAGCGGGAGGTGGTCGTCAGGATTGAACTCTGTTTTCCAAACAAACGCTGAAATCGGTAGTTTATCATATAGTGCTCCATAATCAGTAAGCAGTGTTTCAAAATATAATGCTTTTGCTTGTGTTGATTTGACGCTGATCCAAATACCTGGAGTTAAATTACCCCAGCTTGGATGACCTGGTTCTAAATCATATAGATATTCCATCTTAACGTATACCGCAACTGGCGGCAATGGATGTACTAAAAATGCCATTTTTTATTCCTGATAATTTGCTTTGATTTTAACTTCTTTATACGGTTTGCGTTTCATATCCGCTTCTATCTTCATTTTGCGAACTTCCATACCGTGTTGAATTGTTCTGTCTTCTAAAAGATAATCCAACAATTCTTTATATTTTTCGTCCATTATATTTCCTCAAATAAAACATTGTTGACATAAGCATCTTTATCTTCTTCGGATATACCCATTGCTAAAATGGATCGGTGCAAATGTGGATTTAATTTTTGATTTTGACAATACTTATTTAATAGAGGTGTTGTTTCCCGCTGACCTTCAAATGCGTTATCATCAAGGTTATCGAGATAATAATCTACCAAATCAGTTGTTACTTGTATAAACTGATTAAGCTCATCATCAGTATTAATATTACCAACCGCAAGCATATCACTTGAAAAGATTTCTTTTGCCCACGGTGGTAATTCACGTGGTTTATTCCATTCTAAGTTTGCAA